CAGTTCCTTTGCTGGCTCAACCTGAAAAAACTGGGCGTGACGGATTGCGATTTCACCGCGCAGGTAGTGCCGTATGTGATTGCGAAGATGTGGGGCGACCATTCGGCGACGGGCGTGTTTGGCGGCGGCATCGAGGAAAGTATTTACCAGCAAATCACGGTGAACAGGATTAGGCAACTACCCAAAAGCCCGTCCGTTTTCCAGCCCTACACTTTCGCCGCGAACGGCGAGCGGCGCGGGCTGTTTTTGTACCCTTACGACTACTTCGCGCTTGGCCGAATTGCAAAGCAAAATGGCCTCCGTTCGGATTTGCGAAAACGGTTTGTCCGCGCCCAAAAGCGTTTCAAGTTCGGTGAACACTTCGAGCAAGCCCGCGAACGTCTGGGCGAACCCGAAAACGCTTTGCAGTTTTTCGTATTCGGTGAATTGAATCGGATTCATAGTACGGACACCGAGCGGCAGCAGCCTTCCATTATGGAAGAAGCGATATTCTTTCGGCTTTGGCTCCATGCCAAATGCTAATCGCCATCGGTTGTGTGTTTCGTTTGGAATGATAGCGCCATCAGAATAGAAGCCTATGGATTGTAGCCATTCTTCACTGTTCTTAGGACCGAACGCCTTTAGGTGCATCGGCCTGTCCACGAAGTCATTTATGAACAACTTGGCAATTTCAAACCTTGCATCCAATTCATTGTCCGTCATCGTCGTTCGTGTTCATAGTGGGTTAGCGGATGAGGCTGAGTACAAGTTGAACGGCCAGTGCGAACACAGCCATGGCATCAGCGACAGCGCCGAACCAAAACACAAGACACGGTATTATGCCACCGCCATCTATGGACGCCCACAATGCAAATCCATCCGGCTCTTGTTCTGCGAAGCTAGGCTTGAATGCCTTCAGGTATTTCCTGTACTGGAATACCTGATAAACCAGCACGGGAACGAACACGATGTTCATCACAATGAGCGCAGCAGCCAACTCTTCTGTGGTTACGTTTCTTCCGTGGCTGCCACTGTGGGGTACGAAGACAGGTATGTATGGCATGTGTTTCAGTTTGTCGTAATAAGACTGCCCGCCCAGCCGGTGCTTGTGACGCATCCGAGAGTGGAAGTGTCCCGGCCTGGACGGGCATTATGTATGTCAGGGTAACTCACGGGAACATCACAAGCGCCACAAAGATAGCTCAGAAACCATTCTCCTTCTTCCAGAGTTTCAACATCTCCCTGTCGGCAGCTTTGTCCTTCTGGTTGTGGGAGAGCAAGGCATCCGGCTTCCTTCCCATGAAGGACCAGTTGTTGTGCATGGAGTGGTGATGCACGGCGAAGGGGCCGTCCACGCGCCGCATCTTCTCCTCCCTGTCCGCTAGTAGTAGCTGGGCATCATCGCAGCAATAGGACCGGAAGCGCGGGTCGTATACCACGCGCCCATGATCTTCCCAGTATTTGCGACCCATGCAGGCGATGGTAGGTATGCGCGTCTGCTTCCCGTCATCAAGCCAGAGGCAGGCATCGAGATCCTCGGAGGCAATGGTCATCTCGGCCCTTACAATGGTGTCGAAAGACGTTGCCACGGGGATCATGTCATCACTAAGCACGAGCACCACGTCCCATTGCAAGCGATCGATGTCCCTGTTGATGGCCCCCACCTTGGTTGTTCGCTCACCATAGATCATCACGATGGGATGGTCATAGGTGAAGTTCGCCATGGTGGTGTCATCGGTGTCGGCGCTCACCAACACGGTGGTGTCACCGTAGCTGCTCTTGAGGGCGAAGATGGCGTCAAGCACCTCGCGCAATTCATTGGGTCGCTCCCGCGATGGGATCTTGATGAGTAGCTTCATGGTACGTTGTTGGCTTCACGCTTGAGTAGATCATACATGGCGACCACCCTCAGCCATATACGGTAACGACGCAGGTTATCCAGCCCTTCTTCGTGCCACTGGTTGTGGTGGTCGAGGCACTTGAGGACGATGTTGCGGGGGTCTAGCTTGTACTTGCGGTAGCTGCCGCGTGGTAGTAGATGGCTGAACACGAATGGCTCTGGTCGCTCTTGGTCACCAAGTGGATGTCCGCATACTTCACACTTGTGTTCGCGCTTGTTCCATACCTCTTCGACCGCCCAGTTGTACCACCCAGGATTCGATGGCGACCGCGGGCTTAGGGTGGATGCCTTCACCACCCCGTACTTCTTCTTCACCTCTTCCAGTGTTGGCTTGCGGAATCCCTTGCGCTGATGTGGCTTTTTGGGCTGCCCCATCTTGCGCTTGGCTACCGGGCGCAACATGGAGTTGTAGGCTCTTCGGTCGCTCTTCTTGGACATTGGAGGGAGGCTCATCCTTCGGTGGTATTGGTGGGCACGAAGCCCTGTTCATTGGCGGCGTCTATGGCAAGCACAGCCGCCTTCACTTTATCGGTAAGCAGGTTTGGAGGAACCTCTATGTGCCCCAGCGCGTCAACCAAACGCTGCACTAATGCCCGGAGCTTCGCGTTCTCGGCCTCCAGTGGCTCTACCTCCTCTCGGATGCAAGTGGCGAAACCAAAGCGCATGTCTGAAGAGTGAGCCTCTGCCCATTCTTCGTCTCCATGTTGTGCTATCAATGGATCAAGGAAACGAATGTTCGCCCTCTCCTCTGCGGTCTTCTTGGTGGTCATGGGATCACTCATTAGGAACAAGTTCAAAGCCGTGCTTTTCCTTCAGGACTTGTTTAGCCATGGGCCACGTAATGCAGTGTGCCACGTCTTCCAGCATCGCCCTCACCTCGCTCTCGGTGAACACGCGCTCGGGCTTGCCTTCGTGGATCACGAGTGTGCCCCTAGGGTGAGCATTCGTGGTCACAGTGCTATCTACCATCCACAGGTCGCCTGTAAAACCATCGTCCGCATGTTGTAATGAAACATGCCCTTCGATCTTCTTTGCCATGGTTAGCTAAGGTCTATCGGTTCTTATCACGCCTTCCGTGGATCATCCCCCACCAGCATCCTCAGATACCATATGGCCTTGCGGTAGTCCTCGTCACCATTCTTGTCCGGTGCGCGGGAGATGTACTTCAGGGCGTTGCCCCGGCAGAAGCCCTTGAACTCCTCCTCGCTCATCTTAGCTCGTAGGTAGTCGATGGTCTCGGTACCTCCACGCTTGTAGTGATCGGGGTTGGTGTTGTCGGGCGCTGCGTTATCCACCAGCGGTAGCTTGATCAGTGGCTGGTTGGCGTCCTTGGCTGGAGCGATGAGGGTCAGGTGATCGGGATGGCACCAATACCCCCGAAGGTAGCCGCAAGCCCCATCAAGGGTATGGAGAAAGGAATTGGACTTATCAAACATGACGCCGGGAAGTTCATTGTCTCCCGATTCGTCAAGCGTCACAATGGTCCCCTCCCCATACTCAGGGTGCTTCACCCGGTCTCCTTTCTTGAACGCGCTCATGGCTTCTTGAACTCTAGCGTGAATCGGTCTCCGACCTCAATGGTGTCTGGGCATAAGCAGTACACAGACTGATCGTATGGCCCCGCGAATTTGAGTTCGCACTTCTTCTTGGCGCCGTATGGCCCAGTCCACACGACCTGACCAGATATGTGGGCCGGGTAGTGGCCGGCGCATCCAGTGATCAGGATAGTAGCCAGAAGGAGTGTTGTAGTTCTCATGCTCTTGGTGTTTGTGCCAGCAAAGGTAAGAACAATATCTCACCCGCAAGCTGTTGTTGAAAACTATTTTCGGTACAGACCCGGAAGGGCGGGCTTCTTTACGCCCGCCCTCCAGATGTATGTCCCATCGGTCTCGTAGGGCGCACCGGGGTCTATCGGCCAGCCGTAGGCGTCGGCCCAGTGGCCCCTGTCGAGGTAGTGCTGGCCGGTGATGATCACTTCAACCCCTTGATAACGCTCAGGTCGGCCCCGAAGACGTTGTTGTTGCCCCAAGGGCTCACACCCTTACTCGCCCACAACGCGTCGATCTCCAGCTTCTTGAGTTCAAGCATGGCGGGTTGACTGAGGATTTCCTTAGTCTTGGCATCCCACTCGGCAGCCTTGAAGTTCTTCATGGCCTCCTCTTCCTTCGCCCCAGCCAACTTGTTCAGCTCTTGCTGGCGTGCCGTAGCCTCTGCGGTCTTTGCCACTGCCTCTGGGATGTCAACGTCAGTGATCTGGATGCGAGCGAACTCCACATAGAACTCGGGCAATTCCTTGCTCAGGATCTCCGATAGCTTGGTTTCGGCCTCTCCGCGCTTAGTCAGGTTCAACTCACTGGCACTGTACTGCGGAACGATCTCCTTGCCCGCGCTCTTGAGCGTCTTCTGGATCTTCACCAATACGTCGGTGATCTGCGTGTGGAGTAGGTTCACCTTGTCGGGCGCCAGTCGGTAGTCGAGCGCCAGCTCCACGCCCGTGCTCATATTGTTCGCATCGTTGAAAGTGAACTTCTCCACGAGCGTCTTCTCACGAACGTCGTACTCCACCATGTCGTCCCACACCCAGTGGAGGCCCGTATTCATGCCCTCAGGGTAGACCATGTTCTTGTTGGTCTCTCCGCCCCAGCTCACCTCCACGCCCTTGTGTCCGCTGTCAACGGTGGTGCATGACGCGAGCAGCAGTATAGCCACCACTCCTACGGTGGATTTCTTGGACATCAGCGTGCGGGCCAGCCACACCAGTATAAGCACTCCGGCCATGATGAAGATGCCATTCACTAGGTGCTCCACTGCGTTCAGTTTGTTCAGGTACTCGATCATTGTTGTTTGGTTTTTGGTTTGTCGAACTTGTCGTAAGCCTTGTTCATGAGCGACCACGCTATCTTGGCCGGGACGGAGATTGGCCACAGGGCCGAGAATAGGACGATAAGCATCACAATGTCGGGCCTGTCGGCGAGCTTTTCATCCTCAGGAAAAAATCCGTTCTTAGGCCCAGTGTTAAATTCCTTCTCCGCCTTCTTCCATATGAAGAAGAAGACCAAGAACGCGACTACGGCGTACATGATCATCATTGCTTCTTGCGTTTTGGTTTGCTGAAGTTGCGCAGCCATTCCCAGCTCATCCAGAAGGCCCAGATGAGTACGGCGATGGCTATCAGTCCTAGTGCTCCTCTCATTGTTGCTCGGTTTTGATCTCCTCGAACTCAGCCTCCACCACGATGGTGACGGCCAGTATCAGTTCAGTCATTGTCATGCTTCGGATCATAGGTTTGGGGAAATCGTTCACCAGCGTGAAGGATGGGCTTATGAGTGGCGTCAACCACCTGCTGGGCGTAGAACCTCACGTCTTCTGGCGTCTCGCCCTCGGAGTTGAAGCCGCCATAGCCCGTTGGTAGATCACCCTCGTAGTACACTTCGGCGGGAAAGAAGTACTCGGTCTTGTCGGGGTAGGTGTCGCGCAGGATGCGGATGTTCCACTTGCTCATTGCTGGAGAAGTTCTGGGTTCTGGTAGATGGGCATCGTTGCCCACTTCTTACTGTTGCAGTTGCGGCATAGCGGCTGGATATTCGATATGTCGTCGGACCCTCCTTTAGAAAGCGGCATGATATGATCCTTTGTCAATGGCCTTACCTCTCCACAGTGCTTACACTTACCTCCCGATAGGCGTTTCATATCATTCCACTGCCGTATTGAATGTGACCCGGTGGCACCCCTTTCTCTAGCGTATCTTCTTGCTTTAAGAAAGGCCATACGCTCCGGGTTCTTTCTCTTCCATCTGCGATGCGCCTCCGTCGCCGAAACTCCGCCCTTCCAAGAAGGCTGTTCACTGGGCGGTGCATTTCGACGCCATTCCGAGTAACAAGACTGAGCGCAGAAGTGCTTTCGCTTTCTTCGGTAATGAGAGGCCCGGCCAACACATGCTTTGCCGCATTGGTCGCAAGAGAAATGGGCTAACTCGCCGCCCTTACTCTTCGAGAAGGTGACCATGCTCGTAGATGTTGCCGATAACCTCCCAGTGATTGTGCCCCATATCTCCAGCACCAGTAGTATCGAACAGATGCTCACTGTGGCCATTGCGAACAAGGTCGAACGAACACGTTCCTTGGTCCCAAATCACTGCATGGGGCTCGTTGCCGTATAGTGGCATTACGACATCCCCCTCGTAAATACGCTTGCAGTTCTTGTCCGTCAAGCCAACAGATAGCATGAGTACAAGCTGCCCGCTGTCGCTACTCACCACTTCGATCTTGTCATTGGTCTCTGACGTGCGATCCAAGTCGAACGACCCATCCTCGTACACGCAAATGCCTTCGTAGTACATCTTGCTGTACTTCTTGTCCCAGACCCTGAATCTCGGTGTATTGCTCATTGGTTCACGATGAAGTCGTATGCCCGCCAGAGGGCGGACTTGTTGTGGCTGTAAGGGCGCAGGATGCACTCGGCGGCGTCGATCTTCGTGCCCGACCAGATGATCTCGCACTCGTACACGAGGCCCGGACCCTTCTCCCTGTCGGACTTGCTCAAGCCCAGTACCCTGAGCTTGGTATCTCCCAGCAGCACTACGTCTCCGGGCATGTAGACGCGCTCGGTGCCGGTGTCTCGGACCTTCCAGCGGGCTGGTGGCCAGAGTGTGCGCTTAATGGCCTCCATGACGGTTTCTGGGCGGAGCCATCGTTCATTAGTGAACACCCTCTCGCCCTTATCGGTAAGGATCATAAGATGCCCAAGGCATGGATCCGAATCTACCACCGCACTAATATCATTGCCAGAGTCGTCGTGGTAGACCACGTATTGTCCGACGTAGAAGGTGTTCATAGGGTTGGCGGTTGAGTGAAAATCCTCTTGTACCAAGGCAGCCTTGCATAGTTCCTCATCTTCTCCTTCATGTCGCGCACGGCGTTCTTCTGACCCTCGACCAAATTCTTCAGCTCTTCTGTGGCCATACCGATCGGCATCCAGTAGGTGTTATACTGGGTCCAAACCATGACCTTGTTCTCCGTAGCTTGCTGATCAAGCGTGTTCGCCTTCTTGAGAAGACCATCGTACTCGCGAAGGGTTATCGTTACCAATGGCTCTGTCATGCCGAGAGTTTTGTTACGGCTATCCACAATTCAGAGACCGCCTTCTCTACCGCGTCAAGTCGTGGATCATCCTCCACCTCGTCTGGAAGGTTCGCGAACATCTCGTAGTCGATGCTTGTGGAGTGAGAGGGAGAAGCGATGTCGTTGCTGGTCTGGAGGTACGTCAGCTCCTGCTTGACGGCTTCCAGTACAGCGATCTGGGTTGATGTTGGCCTAGCCATGGTCAGGAGAGTTTCTTGATGATGGCTTCTATCAGCCTACGGAAGAGGGATGGCGGGCGTGGAACCCAGCCACTAAAACCCACATCGCACGTGCTATTGAGGACTCGCTCCACATTATGCGTCAAGCCAGATAGCTGACACATTCCGTCTTTCCGATGCCCGCACGTGGTGCAGTTCTTGAGTTGTTCCATGGTTAGCAGTGGCTTTCAATGATGCCGAGCACAACAAGACCGATCACCAAGCAAATCATCACGACCAGCCCAACAACGAGGATAGCCTGAAGAGCACCGGACGCTATGGTAAGAACCCTGTGCAGTCGTTGGTTACTCACGTAGTCATAGCGGTCATTGTAGCTACTGAGCCAGATAAGCCCCAGTATGCCTATGGCAACAGGAATCCCGGTTCCGATCGCCTTCAGTACGCAGAGAATGTCCATCGTGGTTCTGGATTAGACCACAAAAGTACCAACAATTTCTCACTCCACCAAATCCGGTGGTCAGAAATCGAGAAAAATCTGTCCGTCCTTGATCCTTGGCTTGCCCTTGGGTAGCACGAAGGTCATCTTGCTCAGTTGGATGCGCTCGGAGAGGATGTACTTGGACAGCACGGTTCCGGACCCGCTTATTCTGATCCACTCCGCATGGAGCCAAACCGTGTCGATCTTGTAGGAAACGACATACTCTCCACGCTGGAGGTAGGTGGCCGTACTGCGCTTGAAGTAGTGGTAGGTGGGGTTGTCCCAGTTGTCGTAGGAGCGGATCACCAGCGTGCAGATGACGGTGGTATCCTTCTGGTTCAGCAGGATGCTGCGCAGCAGTCCCTGTGCCCACGAATCGCTGGAGGTGACCAGAATGAGTACGAGTGCCAAAGCCCTGAGCATGAGCCAAATGTACTCACGCTCAGGGACTTACGCGCCACGCAAATGTTAAATGAACGCCTTCTTGAAGTCCCTGTGGTGGAGGATGGGAGTGGTATTGGGGCTGTGGCCCATGCAGACCGCTTGGATCACCTGCTTCTTGTCGTTGCCCGCCACCCGGCGCAGGCGGCAGATCTCGTCGATGATCTCCATCTGGCGATCGTGTTCGAGGTAGTGGTCCTCGTAGGTCTGGACGCCGGAGGGGTAGGCTGCTGGCGGCTGGGCCTCCTCGTACATCTGGACGAAGATCTCGTGGACTACCTTTTGGAGCTTGTGGGTCTTGTTCATGTCAGTCTTCGTTCGGTATGATCCAAGCTGGATACTCGTAGCGGGTCCCCGCTCCCATGGGAACAGGGGCCATGAGGTCGCATTCATCCTGCCTTGGTATTGGGTTCTCAAACACCATCTTGAGGCCATTCGCTTTGATCGCTTCGACGAGGCGGTCGTTCCATCCGTCGTCGGGCCGACCAGCCTGCTCACATGCCAAGTTAAGGCGGTCTAGGTACTCTTCTCTGTTCATGCCTTCGTGCCTTGAGTCTCCCGCAAATGTAGTTCGTGTTCCATTGCCTTGAGGCGGAACGGCTCTATATAGCCCATGATCTGACCCATAGACTCCAGCACGGCCTCGATATGCCCGGTCTCCATATCCTTCAGCGCCACCCATCGCAGGGGCTCGTCACCGTCCTTGCCATAAGTTGCCCACATGAGGTTCTCGCGCACGACGTTCTCCTCGTAGTCGGTATCAGCCACGACGATGGAGGTGTCTATCTCGTCGCCATTGGCCGATCGCTTCAGGTAGTCGGTTCCACCGTCTACCATGTAGATCTTGCCGTTGGCGTCGGTGTGCTCCACGTAGTCGTGGCGGTGGCGGGAGATCAGCTCGGTGCCGTCCGGGCAGCGTAGCGAGTTGCGCAGGATCATGCTGTCTGTGGAATGAGTTCTGGTGCCTCCGGTACCTGTGATAGCTCGAACTGCTCGATGAGTTCTTGGTGGACGCTCGGTGGGGTTATTGGGCGGAATCTTTCAATGCTCCATGAATTATACATACGTCCCCGCCACTCCACTAGGGCTATATACCCATCCACGTAACCAGCTCCAAGAACAGTAACAATGTCGCCGTTCTTTGGTCCCGGGATTTCGCGCTCCTCTATGGTGCCGTCTTGGTAAATCAGGCGCCACGGCCCCTTCTTGATACACACCACCTTCTGCCCTACTTTGAATGTGCTCATGGTCTATCGTGTTATCGGTTGCCAGTGTGTAACAGTGCCTATCATCTTTCCATCGCAGTAGTCGATGAAGTGGTCGTTCTCGTTGAGGTAAGCCTTGTCGAACTTCCCTCCCGGGCAGATGACGATCACCGGCGTGGAGCGTGGCGGTAGCTCGTCGGTGATCTTGCGCGGACCCATGCGCTCGTCAGTGATCACTCCACCCATGACCATTCCTGCTATCACCGACAGCAGCATGGCGATCACAAGGACGGTGGAGGTCTTCTTCCGCTCCACGCGCTCACGCTCCTTCCTGTTGGCTTCGGCGCGGTCCTTGGCGGCTTGGGCTGGTGGGTTGAGGCTCATGCCGCAAAGGTAAGAGAAACTTTTTACTCCAGATGTTTGCAGGAAAGAAAAAGTCATCATACCTTTGTACCCGACAGTTCATTGATTGGTTGAGAAGTTGGAACGGGCCTCCCCGTATGCTCTGGAGTGTGTTCATCTTCGCTCTGGGTGTTTCGGCTTCGGCCGTTATCAGGGCGCGGGGAGGTCCAACTGTCTTCAAGTCTCGTCCCGCCAAGTGGGGGAAAGGAGTCCGGGGCCGGTGACAGCCAGCCTTGCATGTGTCGGTAGCTCGTATGGTATGAGCGACCACCCAACGGTGGAGGGAAGCTGGTTCGATCCCAGCCCGATACACGAAAGCGTTCTTTGAATACGAGAGAGTGGAGATGCGGCGTGGAAGCCGGGTAACGCTTATGCGTCACTCGCGATCGGTGGGCCTGCCTGCCGTGAAGAGACACGCCTGAATATATAAGGCCCGTGGAATAACAGAAACGACAAGCCTCTGCCGCAAGGCATGCGCAAGTGAGGATACCCATAGCGGAGCCGGAGTAGCGATCGGCCGTCTTTTTCTCTCTTTTTATTGCTGGTGGCTTTGTCTACCCCGAACAGCGGTTGGCATAGATGCGGGGCTTCGGTCACGGATCAAAAGGGCCAGTACGTAGCCCCAGCAATACTTCTTGACCATTGGCGGCGGGTACAGTTGGGGTCGGTTCTACCCGATGTGCCGAAAGGCCGAACGGAACCCCCGCTGCCATGGTCAAAAGAGGCGTGATACGCTGGGTGGCAACCCGGCCTAATCTCTTCGCCAGAGAACGTTGATGGCACACGTAGACCATAGCCATCCGTCAAGGGCACGTTACGCCCTACATAGGTGAGTAGCTCAAGCGGTAGAGCAGCGGCCTCCAAATCAGCAGGTTTCAGGTTCGAGTCCTGACTCATCTGCAAGTGGATCCAATGCGAGTAAGAGAAAATTTCTCCACGGATTTGGAGAATTGGCTCCACAGTGTGTAGTATTGCAGACCGAACGGGGAATCGTTCAAGCGACATTGGCGAGCCTCTTGATTGAGGCCAGTCACAGAAGACCGCAGCAGATTCCCCTGTTCGCGGTCTTCGTCGTTCTTGGACATGTTGTGTTTTGCGAAGGTGGCGAAATTGGTAGCCGCATAATCGGGGACTGTGCAGAAATGTTGCCCGTACGGACCACCTCCCGTAGCATAAAAAAGTGGGTGCAGGTTCGATGCCTGCCCTTCGCAAGCACAACAACTCCACGTCCGGGCGTCCTTTCGATGGGGTAAGACCACCATAAGAGAACGAGCAACTCGCCCCTGCGGGGCGACTTCCTCCGCACGCCAAGGGCGGAGGCGTGGAGATCACTCCACGAAGGAGCAACGAGACCGTAACTGGATCGAGGAACAGGTAATTCATTTTTTCAACAGGGGTTTAAGAAGAGATTTTCCTTATGAGCTAAGAAGACCCGAAGGGGATTCTTAAGCGAATACTTCGCGCAGCGGTAGCGAAGCGAAGCCATCAAGGAGTATAAGCCGCGCGCGTGAGCGCACGCGCATACACGCGAGCACGCGAGAAACCCCGAACCGTGGAGTAAGCCAGAGTGCTATCTTCGCCTCGTGTACGTCACGATAGCCTCCGACTCCATCACCCTCCAAGAGGGTAGCAAGATCACCTTCCTGCGTGGAGTGGACATCTCCACCATCTCGGCGGAGGCCGAGGCCATCCCCGGAACAACCAACCAGTTCAACTGGGTGGTGAAGATCTCCATCAAGACCAGTGGAGAAATAGCCTCTTTCCGGCTCAAGGAGGTCGCTGACGAACCCAAGTGGACTAACACCCAAGAGGGCGCCATAGTGGCCGTAAACGCCCTTTCTGCTGCCCTGAAGGTCTCCTCCGGTGGAGGTGGTGGCGGTCAGGTCGATTCCGTGGTGGCTGGAACCGGTATCGACGTGGATTCCACCGACCCTACGGCGCCCATCGTTAGCCTTGCGGACACCGCAGTTTCGGCGGGCAGCTACACAAGTGCCAATATCACCGTGGATGCGCAGGGGCGGATCACCGCCGCCGCGAATGGATCAGGAGGTGGAGGAGGCGATGTGAACGGCCCGGCGTCCGCCGTGGATGGCGACATCGTACTGTTCGACGGCACAACGGGTAAGGACATCAAGAGTGCTGGTATCAACCTCTCGGAGGTGGTGCGCGAGGACTTCGGTATCGGCATCGGGCTCATTGAGAGTGGAGCTGGCGTATCGCCAATCGTGTTGAAAAACCTTCAGGCAGGTAATGGCGTGGAGGCAACAGCCTCTACGGGCCGAATTGACTTCGCTCTTGATTTCTCCGCCGCCGACAAGTACTGGTATGGCGGAGGTGGAGGAACACCCACAGAAGGCGATCTGACGGCCGCAGGACGGGCCCTGCTGGACGATGCCACGGCGGCTGACCAACGAACCACCCTTGGTCTCGGAACAGCAGCGCAGGCCAACACGGGCACCGGTGCATCGGACGTGCCGACCACCACGCAGGCCGATGCACGCTACCAAGCGAAGAACACATCGGTGGATACAGTGGTCATCCTGCCCCCGGGAGCGACTATCTGGACGAACATGCCAGCGGCACTGACCTTCTTTTCTGGGCAGACGAGGTGGGGCATTCCAATGGATCTCACCCTAAAGGCCGATATGAAGCTACACGTCCTGATGGGTGGAGCAGGCGGTAGCACCAATGCCAAGATCCGGTTGCTATACCGTACACAGGCTGCTGGATACTCAACTACCATCACCGACTACACGACAGTAGGCACCAGCGAGGTTCAGGTCACTATCGGCACCTCTATAAACACCTTGGTAAGCACCGCTTGGATACCCATCATTGCGGGCGCGAAGACCAACTCCATCATTGCTGTTGCCGGTATTGACGGAGATGGTGCTGCTGACCCCGGATTCCTGAGCATCTATCTGGAGACCCGATGATCCACCGCGCCTGCGACGTATGCGTGATCAACTCCGGCGACCGCTCCCCGAAAGCCGTGGAGTGGTGCGCTGTCTGTGGCAAGTGGAAGTGTGCCCGGTGCCGGGGAAGTGTGACAAGATCAGTGAAAGCCATTGTTCGCCAAAGTCTACGTAAATTAGCACCCGATGACCACAAGAAAACAGGACGTGACGAAGATGGCTCTTCTGATAGAGCAGCTTCGTAAGCATTGCAAGGCCAAGGGGCTTCACTGCATGATCTTCACCGAGGGAGAGGAAGAGGGCAAGTACGCCATCTCTGGCTATTTTGGCGATCACCTGCTAGGCGCCTTGGTGCAGCACCTGATGATGTGGAAGCCAGAGGTAGTGGGCGGAGCAATTGAGCAACTGGAGGCGTTCGCCAACCAGCCAAAGGAGCCAGAGAACAAACCATTGATCATTGAACCATGAAGATCACCATCGACACCGAGCAGAAGACCATCTCGTTCCACGAGGCGCTGACATTCGATGAAATGCAGGGCATTATGAGTAGGACCCTTGGCGACGAATGGAAGAGCTTCAAGGTCACCGGCCCGACCGTTCATACCGTGGAGAAGGTCATAGAGACTCGTAATAATTGGTGGGACCTTCCGGGTACCGGTCCCATGTACGTCACAAATCCGTGCGGTGAGCTACCGTCCTCATTCATTGGGGCGACCACAGGAACCGCAGGAACAACCAACTGCTGAACCATGAGCCAAGAAGAAAATAAGCATCACCAGTACACGGCATTGGTCGAAAGCGCTACGTTTGGGCACGCTCCAGACCTAGTTGAGGAGATGATGAAGTCTTCGCATGAAGGAGACCATGGGAAATTCATGGACTTTGTGCAAGTGGATCCAGTCGCAGACACCATTAAGGCAAGGATGTCGTATCACGCAGACATGATATTCGAGCATCAACTCGCGTTGGATAAGCTGTCGCATCTAGATAGCGAGAGAAAGGCGCTCATGTCTAGGCTGGCTGACTATGACAAAGAAGCGGCAGCCAAGTCATGACAGTAACCCGCGAAGAAGCTGCTCGGCAGCTACTGGAGATCATCTGCGAGGCCGACGCCTACGCCAAGCTCCACAAGCTCAACTTCGTGGCGCTGTGCGACGGCGACGAGCCCGACAAGTTCCACAAGGTTCTGAACTGCGCTCCTCTGATGATGGGCGAGTACTGCATCAACCTCTACCAAGACCTTCCAGACGAGGTGAGGAAGATGATCTCTGAGGGCCCCGACGACGAGCAGCAGGACAAGCCTAAGTGGAGTATCCTCTGGGGTCTGTTCACCAAGTACTAGTCTTCCTCCCGGCCCTTCTTGTTGATGTCGCGGCGGATGTCCGCCACCCTGCGCTTGAGCAGTTCCGATCGCTCGGTCAGCTTGTCGAGGGACGAGATCAGTAGCCCGCCGAACCGGCTAGTTCCCTCGGAGTCGAACCGATCCAATGCCTTGGACACCTCGATCATCTGATCAATGAGGTCTTCGTACACAACATTGGTCTTGTCGATGGTCTTGCTCCGAGAGGGGTCCTTGTGACGAAGGTCGATCATGGCGCGAATTTAGGCAATGAAAAACGCCCCTCTCGGGGCGCCTTCCACCTTGTCGGGTAGTGAGCGATTAGACCGGAGCCGAGGTCGTTCCGTCGGAGTTTAGGATGATCGCGCCATCTCCAGCAGCTAGGGCCACCGCGATGTTTGTCAGGCCATCGGTAACCGCCGTAGCGTCGTCCATCAGGCACTTGGTCACAAGCAGGGTCTTGTTCTGACCGGCGAAGAAGCCGATGTAGTTGCCATTGGCCGTTCCGAGGATCGGATAGAACGGGCTGGAGCCAGCCGTCAGTCCGCCTTGGATAGGCGTGGTGCCGCTTGGCACGGTGATGTAGATGGGGTTGCTGGTAATTGCGGCAAGGCGCTGTGGCACTGCCGCGAACTCCCCAACCTCTACGTTCTCTGTGGTGTTACCCGCTGTGAAAGTGATGAGCATTTGAGTTCTGTTTGGTTGTTTGTGGGGTCAAATCTATGTGCTAAATCACTGAAAATCAAGCACTTACGAGATTTTTTCCAAAAGTCAGAATGAGTGTTTACCTTTGGCCACATGAGCAAGAAGACAATGGGAGGGGTTCGCGTGCGAACTGACTTCAATGTGAGCGGGAGCGATCTGGTCACCCAGATCAAGCACAAGACGGCCGACCTGATCGACACCTGCCAAGCCATGCGCAACGACGAGGCCGTGGCGGTGCCAGATGAGACGGAGGCTGCGTTCAAGGATCGCTGCGGGGAGAAGCTGCGCTTGATCGCGCTCGCGCAGACAGCGTACGAGGAGGCAGCAATGTGGGCGGTTAAGGCAGCTACCGCGTAAGCACAACACATGGAGAACAAGCAACTGAAGAAGGAGCTGGCCAAGATGGCCAAGCGGCTCGACAAGGAGTGGAGGGCGGAGGTTGACAACAACGACCGCAAGAAGCCCATGGACTACATCCGATCCAGCCACCTTTCGGGGCAACTGGACATGGTGGTCCGCATCCTTGCGATGCTGTCTTAGGCTACGGCCGCTGCCGCGATAGCTGCCACGGCCGTATTGGCCCCGGTCAGTGTATTGGCCCACGTGCCCTGATTACCAACGGTGCCCATGATGATCTCCAGCCAACGATTGTCGTTAAAGTGCAGCACCACCTTGTAGTTCGTGGTAAAGGTCGGCGTGGGCGTCTCGTAGGGATTACTAGAGGCTGCGGGCGGCACCGTGTTGTACTTGGGGTACCGGATCGCCGGGACATCCACCATGTTGTTCAGGTTGAACACCTGAGTTGTGCCATCCGCAAGGGTTGCGGTGAGAGTTCTGGTGCCTAGCGTGATGTCCATTGGATGCCTGTGTATCCCTCCGCGAACCCGGAGGTGGAGACCGTGGAGGTATAGTACATGAGTGCGAAAGTAATCCTAACTGGCTGAACATCAACATTTTGCACCTATTTTTGCCACATCAGCCTACAAAGAGACATACGGCAGCACAACGCCGAGCTGCTCCTGAAGCTCGTGGCCGAGGGTGCTATCACCTCGGATAGCTACGACCATCTCATACGTGGAGGCGGACTGGCTAAGGAGTTGATCGCTACCCGTAGGGAGAGCGCAAGGTCAGAAGAGGGTCAGATCAGCTCGGATCCGGAACTTGATGCATACGAGCACTTGTGGCTGTTCGAGGTCCCGATCGCCACCAAGGGCAAGAATGCGGGTAAGCCACTGGAGGGGTCGTGCTACTGGGATCGCATCCCAAAGGCATGGGTTGAGAAGTGGAAGAACCGAGAGATCACCGATGACGACATCTTCCCCGAAAGCCCGAGGGATTGCGATGACGCCTTCCATGACTTTATAGACAGCCACATTCCTCGGTTCAGCAATCTGATCGCATACGAGCCGTTCTATCTGTACTGCGAAAAGGCTCGCAGGATGCTAGAGGACAAGTCCACTTTGATGGACATTCCATTCGCGCAGCGGTTCGACTGGAAGCAGATGGAGTTGGATAGGATGGCTACCAATTACCTGTACGGCCTCAACAAGTACATCACCATCAAGGAAGATGGACAGCCCGGAGGCAGGAGGAAGTTCGTAGCATCGACCCCACAAGCCTTCTTGGCCTATATCTGTAATCGCAGGAACCACTTCAACCTTGTAAAGGGTCGTCAGGCTGCCGTCACATCTGAGATGATGGCCATCGCAGACATAGAGATGGTCTGCACCCCTTCTTGGACCGGCGTATTCATGGTTCACAAGAAGGAGGGCACTGGCAAGGGCCTGTTCCGAGATAAGCACCAGAACACACTCCAGCACATGCCCGGCTGGATCGTGAACGAGATCGACGTGAGCAAGGGCTTCTCCAGCGAGAGTACTATCATTGACTTTGATCCCGGAGACACCAAGGCCAAGAAAGGTATGGACGTGTCTGAGTTCCGCCTGCTATCCGCAGAGGACTCAATGGTCGTGAACGGCAAAACGCCGACCATCAGCATGTTCGACGAGTGTCAGAACATCCCCACCTACCAGCTCATCAAGAAGGAGATCATGCCTTCGTTGAAGCAGTTCAACATCGAGACCGGCGAGATGGATGTGAATCGCTGTATTTGGGCGTGGGGCACAGGAAGTAGCAACAATACCGGCAACGGGGCATTCGAGAGCGACTTCAAATCACTCCTTGAGTCTTGGCAGGCCCGAAGGAACACTTCTGGGTGGGTGCCATTGTTCTTCGACTGGACATGCCGACCGGGTATGACCAGAAAGGAGTACCTAGAGACCCGGGAGGAGTACATGAGCGGCTCCACGGACGAGACCAAGGGCCTCTCTCACGCCGAGCGCCTCTCGCTGTTCTGCGCCCACTACCCATCCAAGCCAGACGATGCGTTCCTGTCCACCCACAAGACGCTCATCCCAATGGACATCATCGTCAAGCAGATGCAGCGCATCTCTTCGATGTGTATCAACGCCGAGCCATCACTCGCACCGGTGCCCGGCCGCTTCATACCGGTCTTTGACGAGAGTGTTGAGATCCCCGGCGACAGCCCGTTCGCGCACCCGATCGTTGGAGTGCAGTGGAAGCCGTCGTTCGCCAGTGATTCCGAAGCACCTGTCCGCATGTTCATGGACCGCCAGAAGAACTGGGCTCACCGGTACTTCCAAGGCACTGACCCCATCCAGAACGATGGAGGTCACTCGCGCTTCTCCAGTGTTGTCTGGGATGCCGCCGCCCGTCAGATCGGAGAGGGCGACGACACGCACTTCGTCCCCACGGTAGCCTGCGTGCTGAACTCTCGCTCCTACAACCCCATGGAACTCTTCGTGCAGTGCGCCCTGATGGGTATGTACTACGCGAACATCGGCCAGAAGGCGTGCAAGGAACTCGTGGAGATCAACGTTGGTCACCGCTATGCCGACTTCAAGTGTTCCTCGGTATTCAACCTGCGCGAGAGCCTGCTCACCCGCCACCAACTACTACCCAAGTACCGCACCGGCGAAGCCAAGAACATCTATGGTATCGACCTGAAGGGCGGCAAGGGGTCGCGTAAGGAGCACCTGTACGCGGATGTTGTGGATCTGTTGCTGGCCAACTGGCAGAACATCTGGTACTACGACATCTGGAGCCAGATCCGCCGCATCTCCGTGACGAGCAACCCAGACGGATCCGTCCAGTGGGGAACCCAGAACAAGAACGTCTATAACGATGACATGGTGTACGCCATGGGCTATGCCGACCTGTGCTGCCGCTGCATCGGCAAGCAGCCTGAGTTCGTGTCGTCGGACACCCCCAAGTACGTAGTGAAGCGCGTGCTCGCTCGCGATGCCAACCTCCAGCCGTACTACGAGACCGTGAAGGTTCCAATGACCTACTGATGAACGACCAGAACCCCACCCCGACCATTGAGGAGCGCATGCTTGAGCATCGCTACCTGATCTTCGCTCCCAAGGGGCCAAAGGACTTGCGCCAGTACTACCCAGAACTGCTGGAGTACCCCGAATGCAAGCCACAGGCCATCAAGGACGGGGATTTGCTGTTCTCGTGGTGGTATGCCTGCGCTTGTTCTCCACTGTACGACGCAGAGGGAGAAGAGAAGCTCGAAGCCTGCATCAACCTCGCCTACAAGAGCCCGCAGCAGCGACTGGCGAAACTGGCTGAGTTCCGCAACAAGGTGCCCGACAACGTACTGTCGGCCATCAAGCGCATGGAGAGCTTCAACGTGGCGACACGTGTAGAGAACTACCTTCAGACCATCATGGTCCGCAAGAACTGCAAAGACCTTCTGGCGGAGAACGTAGAGGGTATGGAGGCGGATGAAAAGGACGCATGGGCCACCCGCGCTCCCAAGCTATGGAAGCTGCTCGAAGAAACAACCCGCGCTATCGAGCGCGGCGCCTTCGGCGTGACCTCCTACCAAGAGACCAACCTCGATGAAGCGGACGGCACGCTTCGTCACTTCCGGAACAACAGAAAATGAGCGCCACCAGCACCAACAACCGTGGAACGCAAGTATGGGCATGGATCCCCCTTGCCTATGCCATGCCACCGAGCATGACCATCCCGGAGAAGGACAAAGACTCGGCGTATCACTCCCAGTGGACCCGCTACTTCCTCTCGCGTCAATACGCGATGTGGATCAACAACTACCGGGACAACTTCCAAGCCAACATGGACTACGCCATCGACAGTCGATGGGGCGAGGAGAGTGACGTTCGGTTGTTCCTCGGCGACAAGGCCGCGCAGACCTCGCGCATCCCCTTTAAGAGCCCCATCATGTCTCCCATGCTCACACGCATAGTGGGCGCGGTGGACAACATCTCCATCTCGGCTAAGGCTCACCCCGCCACGCAGTACTTCGCCCAGACCCGCAAGGAGGCCGAGAAGCAGCGCGTGATGAACCTCTCGATGGTTGCCGCCACTGGCCCCATGATGGAGGCCGCGTATGCGCCCATGGGCATCTCCGCCGACCCTAACCGGACAGAGGAGATCTTCGACATGACCTATCAGGACCACGTTGTTCGCGGTGCCAACAGCCTGATGAACATGCTGTCGGTGCGCAACAACCTGCCTCAGACTAAGCGCATCGCTGCTGCCTTCATGGCACTGTCCGGTGTGGCGGCGTTCCACAACTTCGTCAACGGCTCCAACATCGAGACCGAACTCGTGGAGCCCCGAGAGATCGGCTGGGACACCTCGGCCATGAAGCCCGACCTGACGGACTCGCAGTTCATGTACGTCTGTCCGCTGATGGACGTGGGGGCTATCGCCGAGCGCTGGAATCCCAAGGCAGACATCATTCGCGCCCTCGACCTATGGACGCGCCTGTACCCGGGCGGCTACAACTTCAACGCCGGTTGGCCCCAGTCCCGCCCTCGGGTCTTCACCAACTACTGGAAGGACTTCAAGAAGGTAGAGCGAGGCTTCGTGATGATGGAGGACGGAAGTGTTGAGTTCTGCACGATCAACGAGCCGGATCCCGACACCGGTAAGCCCGAGTACACGGACGCCGACCTGATCACCCCTCCAGAGAACCGCTTCACGCGGGCTTGGACCGACGCGGAGCTTCGCGCCAAGAAGCAGACCCGCTACATTCAGGTGGTGCGCTACTGCTCTATGATCCCATGGGAGTACCTGCCGGGCGGCTATACCAAGGGTCAAGCATATAGCGCCAACCTCAAGCCCACCCGTCCGCCCGATCCATCCATGCCCAACATCAACGTGGCGGGCGACATCGTGCTGGACTACGGGGAGTACCCTCTTCAGGAGGCTGATCCAGATGACGTGTATTCTGTCAGGTTCCCGATCAAAGTCTCGACATGGAGGTATTTGGGTGGCAACGCCGTAGCGCCCATGACCGCTGCGCGTGACCCGCAGCGCTGGATCAACCAGATCACCAGTGACGTAGCGTGGAGGCTGCGCAAGGCCGGTGGCACTACGCCGATCATCGCCAAGGAAGCTCTGGCTGACACTATCTATACCGAGCAGGATGCTGCCATGCACCTGAAGGAAGGCGACCCGATGTTCCTTAGCGCCTCCCAGCTTGGTGGCCTCCAGAACTCCAGCGCTGTGATCGACACATCGCCCAGCGCTGCGGTGTTCAACCTCCTTGGAATGCTACCGCAAGCCAAGCAGATCGCCGAGAGTTCCATCGGCGTCTACGAGAGCAACTACGGCGCCCCGCAGGGCCAAGACCAGCTCGTGGGCACCTTGCAACTTCAGCTCCAGCAGGCGGGCGTCATGCAGCAGCCGTTCTATGCGGCCATCGCTGACCTGTACCGCCAGCAGAACCAGTTCTACGCTCAGGCGGGCAAGCAGTTCTATTCCCGCATGCCTTGGATCCTAGAGCAGATGACCGGCGAGCAGGACATGGCTGCACTGATCGAGAGCAAGGACATGCTTCTTGAGCAGTTCCGCGTGGAGGTGGATCTCGCCCCCGACGGTCAACAGCTCCGCACCATCACCGACCAGCAGATCATCCCCGGTCTCATGCAGATGGGTATGCTCGATCCGGTCACCGCAGCACAGCTCATGGGCCGCAGTATTCCAGAGGACGCTTACGCGGCCGCTAGGAAGTACACCAAGATGGCTCAGGATGCTCAGGCTCAAGCGCAGCAGCAAGCCGCGCAGGCTCAAGAGCAGCAGGCTATGGCTATGGAGCAGGCGATGATCCGCGACGAGGAAGCCGATATGGCCAAGCAGGCAACGGATGCAGAGCTGAAGGCTCAAGCCAATTCGATCAAGGAGAGCGCCCCATACAGGCAGGCAGAGAGCGAGTGGCTAAAGCCGCCTGACCCGCTCAATCCTATGGGCTAAGTCCTAGAAAAATAGAGCCTTATGTTGCATTTCGTAAAGTTGTGCATACATTTGGCGCATGAACCAGCCTGACAATCAGACGGTTATGGTCGATGCTCCGCGCGATTTGGTCGCGCAGGCCATGGGCCTCAAACCTGTCCAGCCTCGCACCGAGGTTGTGACGACCCCTGCCAATCCTACCATTGAAGCGAACACCGGTGCAGCCGCCGCTGCTGCCGTTTCGCCAACCGCCGCCAATCCTGTACCCGCAGAGGGTACTGCGGCTCCAGTAGCAGATGCGACGGCCGCTCCGGCAGCCGACGCCACCGCTGCTGCTGTTGCTCAGGCCGTCGCTCCGCCGACCGCCGACCCCTACGCTGCCGCAATCGAAGCCATGCTGCCCGGCGCAGTAGCGAACGTGGAGTGGAACGAGGATGGCAAGAACGCCTTCAAGGCGACCTTCGGAGTAGAAGACCCTCTGGCCTACAAGCAGAAGGTCGAAGAGCAGCTCACTGCTGCCGAACTGCTCAAGCAAGAGCACGAGAAAGTAGCCCCGCTGGTGCAAGCCTTCAACGGCCTGACACCGGCTCTTCACAAGGCATTCCAACTGGCCATGGAGGGCAAGGCTGAGGAAGCTCAGAACTTCCTGAAGGCCATGCCAACCGGCGTTCTGATGAACAAGCCAGCCGCCGAGATCCCCCAGAGGGACTTGGTGGAGCAGCACTACCCGGGCAAGATCAAGCCCGAGCAGTGGGCCATGCTCAACGACCCCGAGGCCGACCCCGACATGGTGGACGCCCTCAAGACCCGGATCGGTCTACTCCACGATGCCGCTGCCCAGAAGCACGACACCGATCGGAATCAGATCATCACCTCACAAGCACAACAGGAGGCTGCCAACAAGGAGCGGTACGAGAAGTACAACGCTTCGGTAGCAGCCACCATCTCACTGGCCAAGAACTCCCCTATCGGCGTTCTGCTCGACAATGGTACCACAGAGCGGATCACTAGTGGCGGATTCCTTGCAGACTTCGTAGAAGCAGACGGAGTGACCCCCAAACCAGAAGCGGCGACCCGGTATCTGTATGCCCTGCACGGCGAGAAGCTGTTGCAGGCTGCGGAAACGCGAGGCTACAACCGTGGAAAGACCGAGGGCACCCTAGCGGCTACGCAGCGCCAGCCAAGCCTCCCCTCAACAGCCAGACGCACTGGTGGGGACGCACCAAAGAATCCAACCGATCAGGATCGGATCAACCAGATCTTGATGGGAGCCCTAACAAGTAACTAAGACACACAATGTCCCAGATCACGTACGCAGAGAACACCAACAACCTCCCGTTTGGTTTAGCGAATACCAACGCGCCGGGCTCGCCCTACGCGGCCGCTTTCAGCCGGGGGGTTACTAACCACCTCTCTCTTCCGGTAGACCCTATCATCTTCAATGCACAGCCACAGCAGTTCTTGGACTTGCAGTACCTGATGGCATTCTCTTCTCGCGAAGTGCCCGGTGATGAAGTCATCTGGCAGGAGAACGTGTGGAGCCGCAGCCCCGTGGTCGTTGGCACTACCTTCGCTGGTACAGCAGCCAGCGCTGGCACTGAAGTGACCGGCACTGTTGTAGTGACCTCTAACAGCACGCAGTTCATCTATCCCGGTCAGCAGCTCTACTACCGTGGCAGCGACGGCGTATTCACGCAGTGTGTCGTGGTCAGCATCACGGGCACCAACATGGTGATCCGCTCACAGACCGGTGCAGCCCTTGCTCCGGTTGCCGCAGGTACGGCCATCACCAACGGTATGACCCTTGGCTCTGACGGTCAAAACACCTTCACGCAGCCCAGCCGTCTACAAACCGTTCAGCGCACCAACCTGATCGAGAAGATCGGCCCTGAGCAGCGCATCTGGAACCACTTGGAGCGCATCAAGTTCAAGAACCAAGCGCAGACCAACTACATGGAGCAGGACATGCGTACCATGTTGACCCAGCTCAAGGTCTCGGTCTGCCAGCGTATCTGGATCGGCAAGTACGGCCAGAACGTGACGCCGATCGGCGCCGGTATCGCCAAGAACACCGAGGGCTTCATCCCTGCCATCCAGAACAACGGCGGTGCCACGCTGAACTCCACCATGAGCACCGTGTGGGATGACATCACCACGGGCATCTTCGCCACCAACTTCGGCCCGCTGTCCAACGAGCGCGTAATCTTCGGTACGCCCGACATGCTCTATGCGCTGAACATGAAGCAGAAGGCTGAGTTCGTGCGTTACAGCTACGAGGATCAAACCCTCGACCTGAACTTCGAGCGCTGGCGCATTGGCGGTCAGACGATCACCTTGGTTCCAATTCAGATCTGGGGCGATCAGGCGTCCTTCCCCGAGGAGTACGCTCGTCGTCTGGTGGTGATGCAGAAGCAGAACGCCAACCTCGTGACCATGCGCGGCGTGCCGATGATGCGTCAAGAGGTGAAGGTTTCGCAGAGCCGAAGCAACACCGATCCCTTCGAGATCTACGACTTCGAGCGTTACACTGTGGAGGCCATGGTAGGTACCGAGTTGCACAATGCCTCCGGCAGTTTCATCGTAGACGTGCAGTAATCCTGCAACACATCATAATAGCGAGCGGCCCTTCGGGGCCGTTCGTTTTTCATAACGCCTTGCAACTGAGGCAGTTATGCGTACATTTGAGCCCGTGGAGAGCCTATTCTCTGCATAAACCTTGCACCAAGGAAAATGAGTACCCCAGACAATGCAGCGCGTGCCCGAATGGGTAAGCTGAAGAAGAAGGCCGAGGGCCTCGGCATCACCGTCCATGAGGACATGACAGAAGAGGTTCTTACTGAGGCCATCCGCCAGTACGAAGAAGCTCACGCTGGAGACCAGCCCCCGGCTCCTACGCCTACCCAATCCTTGACACCGAACGACCTTCTTGCTTTCGGCAAGGTGATCGGCGCGGAAATCGCCAAGGGTAATGCCGCCGTAGCAAAGGCGGACAAGGATAACCAAGAGGAGACGTTCATTGAGCCCGACCCAGCGGACCTCGGAGAGATCAAGTTCTACTACGCTCCTTACTCGTGGTGGATCCTGCCCGCCAAGCGCATCGCTGGCAAACTCGTGAAGGCTCCATACAAGAAGATCGTCTTCAAGCTCGACCGTGGCTCCGCCGTTCAGGTCGGAACCCAATGGCAGACCAAGTACGTGTGCGTCTACGCTACTGACAACAAGAAGGAGCAGGCGTACATGGAGACCCATCCTGCGTTCAATCGCCTGTTCTTCCTGTCTCACAAGAACTCGGAGGTTACCTCTGAGCAGACCAAGCACGCTATGGCCTTCGGTCGCCACCTCAAGGCACTGGAAAGCACCATGGCAACCGAACTCCACGCCCGTGGAGCGAAGCTCGGCATCTTGATGAGTCACGACATGAGTCTTCCCACTTTGCGCACGATGATCGCTGACAAGCTCGCCTCCGAGGAGATTGAAGCTGAGAAGCAGAACGTGCAGCGACTGGTGCAGGAGCAGGACCGTCTTTCACTGATCCAGCAAACCATTAGCACGTGATCACATTCGCAGAACTGAGCGTACCATTCCTAGCGCAGGTCGATGATGTCTTCGGGCAAACCTACCGACCGTCGGTTCGACTGGCTGCGTTCAACTCTGCGATCCGCCGCGCCACCGCCGCCCTTGGGTGGGCGATGGCAAATCGGAAGGGCCCCGAAGAGGCTCTGCGTGAACTCACGTTCTTGCGCATCTTCCAGACCAACGCACAGGGCGGGATCAATCTGAACGATCCCGCCCTTGGTCATGCCGTTTGGAATGTGCTGGGTATCTACGCACGGCCAGAGATCGTGCAGCCCAACCCTATCATCAACCCGGTGGCCGACAACGTGAGTCTGTACCGTTCGGACCTTGCTTTCTCTGGAACAGGTAGCCCCGTTGAGCGCGTAACGCTGGAGGAGGTGCCTATGATCCGCAACAACTTCCTACGCAACGGGAACGAGATCATGGCAGCGAACCCAAAGCGCGTGACGTTCTCGTACTACATCATCGGAGACGCATCGAGCACGGGCTTCGATAGCGGTGGATCAGAACTCCGTGTACTGCCACAGACCCAGACGGGAAAGAAGCTCATCGCCATGAGCTATGTGAAGGAACCGACTGTGATGGTTGACGAGACCTCTGCTGTGGAGTTCCCCAAGAGCTTCTTGCAGACCCTTGTTGACTGGTCGCTTGACTACGCCACCGTCCGTCAGGGCGATGGTCCCACTATGAACCAAAGCGCGAAGGAGGACGCCAACGCGCTGTTTAGCTTCATCGCCTGATGCCGAACCCAACGTGGAACCAAGTTGCTGATGATGTGTTGCTGGCTATGGGTTACCGCCACGACGATGCTTTGCGCCATCGCCCGGCCGTCATCTTCAACGCCACGTTGATCTACAACAAGCTCTTAATGCAGGAGCTGCGTAGGGATGAGCAATCCAACGACGCCATCGGTAGCTCCAGCCTTCTGTTCACCTACATCGTTGATGTGACGCACCGAGACGTGGAGGACAACATCAGCACGGAGTTCGACGCCTCGTTCTTTGACCTGCCTACACCCATCATGAACCTTGAGAACAACTCGGGCCTGAACATGGTGAGGTACTTGCGCAACGACATTCCCGCTGGCTGTCCGCCTGCGGTAGCCCGCACGCCATTCTCCGTCACCACTCTGCCGCAGGTTTACAGCCTGTACCAGAGCGCCTATCAGGCCCCGCAGAGCGAACGGCCGTACGTAGCACAGGTTCAGGACCGCGTGTACTTGTTCGGCGTGCCCACCAGCGTGAAGAAGCTACTTGTAGCCATCTTCCCCGCTGCTGACAACATGGACATCGACGTGGACGCACCTATCAACCTGCCTCCGCACCTGTTCCATACCCTGAAGAAGATGCTTCTGGATATGGAAGGTTGGTTGCTTCAAATCCCGCAGGAGAGATTGCAAAATGACGGCGCCGATTTCCAGCCCAACCAGACGGTGAACGTTCGCCCAATGGTCTCGATCAACGATCCAGCACAATCCGATAACTGATGCTCGGCAATAGCTACATATCGGTAGGTGAGATCATCACGGCTGCATCACAGGAGCTACGCGATAGCGGCTTCACGCATGGGCTTGGTCGTCCGTTCTACCTCTCCGCTGCCCAGCGCGGTCTTTCAGAGATGAGCTATGCCACTGGCTTCAATAAGCGCATCTTCAATACCGAGATCCCCCAGAGTCTCATCATCGAGCTTCCGGCCGACTACACCTCTTCGGATCAGATGTACGTGTATCAGGGCACTGAGTGCTCGATCACCACATCGACCATCTTGTTCATCAAGCCCAACATGTACCACTTCGGTAACGGTTCGGGCTACATCGCACAGAACATGGGGCGCAACTACGACGCTCTCCAGTTCTCACTATCGTGGAGCCAAACGCCTCCGGCTCATCTGTACTTTGCCGGTGAGTTCAATGGCAAGCTCTATTTGTCTCCATCTTGCCTCGCTAAGTACAACAGGCTCTTCGTTCGGTACATCGCATCGGGCTACGACCCAAGTGGCGAGGAGTTCAAGATCCCCATGTGGGCTCGCGAAGCCATCACCGACTACGTGATCCATAAGGTCGCTCTCTCGCTGGAGCGTGAAGACCCGCAGTTCTTGGCACGTGTGATCGCACGCAAGGAGAACGACCTGCGTGACGCTCGCGGTTCTTGGTACAAGGCCATCGACCGCTACAAGCGCATGGACACCAAGACTACCTACGATACCATCGGATATAACTTCGACTTTGGATCCACGCCATAGCCAATGCCAACCTTCAACCGCATAGCAAAGTGGGCGAGGAAGTTGCTTGGAAGGGGAGCCAATAGAGACATCCGACCAGAGCTTCTTCCGGACGGCCTGTACGCCGATGGATTCAATGTCCGTCCGGCCTCCATCAGCGGTAATGACGGTGGAGTAGAAGCCGTCAAGGGCGAGAAGCTCATCTACGAAGTGGGGCTGCCCAACGGTAACGAGTGGGTGTGCATTGGCTCCGCTCAGGTGAATGGTCGCGTGATGGATTTCTGGTGCCATCCTGAACCACAGGCCAATCTGCCGATCGTGACCATCGACGGCACTATCGTAGCGCAGTCCGCTGGCATCCCATACACCTTCGACCGACCGCTGCAACTCGCCGTTGTGGAGGCATGCGGAGAGGGTGTAGTGTACCCGGCTGACCACCAAAGCCCACCTCTATTCTGGAGCGTGTCTGACCTTCTTGGGGCTATCGACACGCCCGACTACTTTGCCGACTACTCCACCGAGGTCAACTCCGTGGCACTGTCGGCTCCGCCACAGTTCCCTCGCCACACGGCCAATATCGACATCGGCACCGGCTTGCCTGCCGGGCAGTACTCCTACGCCCTGCGCTACGAGTCTCCCGCTGGCGACAAGACCAACATCGGCCCCGAGACGCCGCTGATCTCCGTGGCACTCGTCCACGACTTCGTGTGGAACAATACGGCTTGGCCCGGCGCTCGGACTACTGGGCGATTTGCCGACACCACGACTGCGACCCGGTACGGCATCCAACTCCAGTTCCGCATCGACAACATCCAAGGCTTCCGGTTCGTGGAGGTCATTCGCCGAGCCTTCAATGACGGGCAGGGACTGAACGGCACCGGTAACCTGTCGGTAGTGGCGCGTATCGAACTCATTTCCGGGGAGAATAGGGTCGTGACTTTCACGGATCCCGCCGACTCCAACGCCAACCTGATCGTTACCCCTGACGAGGAGGCTGATCGCGCACTGGACATCAACGCACCGAAGTCCGTGGAGTACGCCGACAATCGGCTATCCTACCTTAACTTCTCCACCACTGCTCAGGATGTTGGCTTGACCTTCCGCGAGGTGGGCGATACGGCCCTCTTCCCCATCACCAGCAAGGTCACCACCTTCCAAGATGGAGCTGAGCGCAACAGCGGATACTGCGACCCGGTGAACAACACCTACAAGCGGTCGTACATGCGTGGCGAGAAGTACGGTCTGGCCATCCAGCCTTGGACCGGCAACCTGTCCAAGCCATTCGCCATCCCTATCCCCGGCACGGAGGAAGGCGGGTATCAGATGCCCAACCGCCGCGACCGCAAGACCGGTGACAGCGCAACGTACAGCGACTCTCCGATCTACGCCGCCCTGACCGACTGCCAGAGCGCGAGCCCGGTTGACCAGACTTTCGACGCCTTCACGCAGGGCACTTACCGTAAGAGCGACACACAGATAGTCAATGCCATCGCATCCAGTGGCGCATACGAGCCATGGAGGCCGGTGAATCCGACCGATAACTCTATCGAGGGCTTGAGGATGTCGCCTATTGTCGGTTATTCCGTGGGTCAGAACGCTGGCGTAGACACAACCATTGCCATGACGGGCAACATCTGGAATCCCCAGTACAACGCCCTTGGCGTTGGTATCTATGGGATTGAGAACGTCCCTCCCAGCGTCAAGGCCATGACCGTTGTTCGTACAGCTCCCGCTAATCGCGTCATCTGTCAGGGCATCGGCACGTACAGGCTCACCGAAGTGGTGACGGCCGGATTCCCAATTCATAAATCAACAACTTCCGTAGACTTCTTCTCTCGCGACCTTCAGCTAGGCTTGGTACCGCAGAACATCCGCGAGGACATGGAGGCCAATCCAAGGAACTACGAGCTTCAGTTCGTGTCGCCGCTGGGGTTCTTTACTGAGTGCTATGGGTACTTCGTCAGCAATCCGCTTGACCGAAATGGCAATGGCATTGACATGGTATCCTATGCTGGCATTCAGCACGACGAGGGGCAGGTGAACGCAGGCGAGCCCGCTGCCGGAGGCATGGGATATCAGCCACAGGTAGGCGTTGCACCTGCGGGCAACTATGTGGGGTATTCAGCTTGGCGCCAAACCCGGCCCCCGACCAACCAAGGACCGCCAACACCGGGATCCTCCAACTTCTCCTACTGGAACCAGACCGGCAACGATGGCAATACTCCGTACACGCTAGACGCATTCCAGCAGGTAACAACAGGGCGCGGGACAAAGTGGATACTCACTACGGGCTACATCTACTCTCCGGCCACCGATAGCACCGACCAGACCAACTTCCTGTTCCCTGAAGTACGGGCCTTCCACCAGCCTTGGTACGTGATCAACATCGTTCGCCGTGGAGCAGAGGTTCCACAGGGCACCGGTGATTACGTCAACACCGGTACGACCATCATGACCGAGAGTTGTGTTGGTATTTCCAATGGAGCAGCGAGCCAGACCTACCAGCTCCTCAATGAGCGCATTGAAGACGTACTGGGCACGCAGACCACGGACTTCCGATACGTATGGGTGAAGGCACCGGGCGCCCCTCCGGGCGCTTGGGTGTGCATCAGCAACAACACGGTCATCGACCCAGCGACTGTACTTCAGTCCATCGCCGACACCGGATCTTGGACAGCGCCTGACGGCACGGTGGTGTTCGGGATCTATACAGCAGAGCAGCTACCCGGGCAGAATGGCGCCATAACGTTCGGTACGTGGGGGTCTCAGCAGACCCCGGCACCGGTTCAGGGTTCCCGCATCCTTGTGCGCTACAACAAACTTGCGCCCATCAAGGCTTTTGGTGGAGACGTGACCATAGCTCAGAGCACTCACGCCATTGTGGATGGGCAGTACGTTGCCGGACAGACCAACAACACCGCTCTGGCCATCAACGGCCTTCCGTTGCCATACCCGGGCTTCGTGAGGAACCCGCTATACAACCTTCCGTTCACGTCTTTTGCTCCTCAAGTCAACTTCATTGTCTACTCCAACAGGTCTCTTCGTCAGTGGTGCGTGATGTACGACTGCGAGACGCGCACGCAGTCCATCATGGGCGTGTTCAACCAAGCGGTCTTTGATGACGGCAGCATGGTCAGGACGCACTACACGATGATGCCATACGGTATCTCTCCGTCCGGAGCGTTCGCTGGCTTCCATCCACAGTACCTCGTGGACTACCCATGGGCGCCAGAGATGATCTCCTTTGGTGGCCTGCGGTTCTTGGATAACGCGGCGGATTCCAATACCGACTACTGGAAACAACCCCTGCCTTCGTCCATCGGCCTGCCGGAGGGTGGACCCACTACGACATCGGACTACTGCGCAGCCATCGCCGCATCGCTGGAGCGAGACCCTGCCGTTGACTCCTCGCCCGGCGCTCGCACCTTCCTAGCGTCGAACGTCTGCTACCTGAGCGAAGAGAATGGAGAGGGTAAGATTCTGGCTTCGGCACTCGGACCCAACGGGCAGAATATGTACGTCTGGACCCAGAGCGGCGTGTGCCGCGTACTGACCAACAAGAGCGTACTGACGGGCGCAGACGGCGCCGTTGTGGCCACGCAGAACGTCTCCAATTACTGGGCTGACCAGATGTGGATCAGCCGCGATGTTGGCTGTCCCGATCAGATGTGGAGGCTATTCGCCAAGGGCTACGCACCGGTGGCTAACAACCAGCGCGCCGACAGCTTCTTCTGGGCTGATCGCAATGGCTTCTACCGTATGGTGGGGGATAGCATCATCGACATCTCGCGCAGCAAGTACCTGAACGAACTCAAGAGCACCCTCCAGTTCTACCCGGACAACTACTCGGTACCGTCCACGGCGTTCTACAACCAGCGATACAATGAGGTATGGTTCTCCATCGACCAACAGGTCGTGCCGCCCCGCCCGCCGCTCATCCCAACGCCGGTCATCTTCCCCAAGAGGCTGTTCGTATTCTCCCCGCAGACAGGTGAATGGGTGGGCAAATTCGGATACGACTTCGATGAGTACGTCATGCTCAAGGACCGAGCATGGGGAAAGCGAGACCTCCAGACCTATCTGCTTGACGAGGACTACACCATCTCAGGAGACATCCGAACCGCAAGCGTGACCGTGCCGCTGATCGGTGACATGGGTATTCTCAAGGAGTTCACCCGCTGGGCCATTACCGGTACCAAGCCTGACGAGGTGGAGATACTCGACAGCAACTACAACGTCATCTGCCGCCAGAACGAGGCTATCGCTGCTCTGTTCAACCCAGCAGAGGCACAGTACTGGGTGCTGAAGTACTCCAAGGGCTGGGAGCAATGGGCTGCCGCGATCAACATCGTGGATGGAGTGTACTCGCCCACCGATGTGCGTCCGCAGGACGAGTTCTTCTTCTTGCGAATCACTTGGAACTCAGAGGGTGACAAACAAGTCGTAGCTTTGAGCGCCAACTACCAGAACATTCTTTAAGCCATGGCAGGAGAAATTGGACAAGGAGTTTTTGGTGGCGCCGTGAGCGGTGCCGCAGCAGGTGCTCCACTGGGGCATTGGGGTATGGCAGCCGGTGGCCTTATCGGGGGTATCTCCGGAGCCATCCAAGGCAGCAATGCCAAGAAGCTCAACTCGCTCTATGAGCAGGCCGAGGCCAATGTCAAGACCACCGATCCCATGCAGATGGCGTTCTTGCAGCGCCTTCGCCAGCAGGAGCGCAACTACCGGGCCGGGACGGACGCCTCATCGGCCTTCGCAGCCAGCCAAGCCCGCAACGTAGCAGCCCAGACCCAAGCCAACCTGTACCGGGCTGGAGGGGTGGGCGCCGTGAACAACATGCTCCGCTCCCAAGCGGTAGGAAACCAAGCCATGGCGCAGATCGGTGCCAATGCCTCGCAGGGCGCCAACCAGATGCTGGGATTGCAGGGAGGCATCATCGACCAGATCACCGCTCGCAACCTCCAGCGCCAGCGCGAGCTACGCAATCAAGCGATGGAGCGCAGCGTATCCGCCCGCCAGAACCTCCAGAACATGTTCAGTGGAGCACTGGCCATGGTGCCGGGGGTCGCCGGGCAGATGGGAGGCGGAATGGGTATGGCAGGGAAGTCCGCCATGCCAATGGCTGGTCAGCAGTATAACGCCGGTGGAATGGTAGGTAACACCTACGTGCCGGGAACAACTACCGGAGTGCAGTACAATGGCATGGGTACGGGCATCCCGCAGCCCCAGCCTAACTACGGCTTCAACTACTGACATGGCAGGCCCATACAAAGACAAGCAGGGCGTCAACGTAGACGAGATCATGCAAGCCGGGCTGCAAGGCACCGGCGTTGGCGCTCCTACGTCCACCGCTACCGCTTCCACCCCGCCGATCCCATCGCCGGGCAACCCCATGAACGGGGCCAATACCCAGACCGGCCGGGGTCTCAGCATTGACGTTACGGCTCCCGAGTGGGCATGGCGCCCAACCCAGCAGGACTTCGGGCAGGTGGATGTGCGTCGAGGCCAGTACGACACCGGTATGGTGCCTACGGTCAACGTGCAGATGCCGTTCTCGGCTCTAGCTAACCGTCAACAAGCTATCAACCAGCGCAAGGCCGCGCTAGAGGCTAAGATGGCTCA